CCCCCGTAGTGCCCCCATGGTCGTGCCCCCCGGCGGCTCCTGACGTAACCGATGCGGCCCCGCCAGTAACCCCCACGGCGTAGGAATTTCCCGCTCCCACTATGAAGCGATCCCGCAGATCCGGAGTTACCCCAAAGCCGCTAATTGTTTGCCCATTGCACAAGGCCCAGCCAACGGGGATAGAACCTATAGACCCACTCCACGCATTGATAACTCCCATGGGTACAACGTGAGCAATAAGTTCCGCTATGATTGCAGACAGGTTCGCGGGCAGCGCGTTAAGCACTGCGGGAGTCACAGTCACCGGCCCATCTATATTGGGAAAGGTATTCTTAATGGCTTTCTTAATCTCTCGGAGGTGATCATCACCTTGACGAATCTTATCCGTTCCCAGGGGCCAGGTCGGGACAAGATCGCTAATGTAGTTTGCAGATTCGAGTCCCATAACTTACTCCTCATCCCCCAAGAGATAATCCATGTTGGCGTGCTTGCGGGCTTCCACGGCGCGCCAGTAGTAGTCCCTTGCCTTTGAAAGTTGATCGGCAATCTTGCTAGGAATCTCAGCGCTTTGAATATGAGTTCTCGCCACAATGTCAATAGTCTCCAGCGAGATGTAATTCATGAAGTTGATAATCCAAGGGCTCGAGGCTTCCTGCGTGTTATCGACTATAGGCATAGTGCGAATATAGCAAGGGATTGTGTAAGCATACGCTATATCAGGTGTGGGGCCAAGACGAAACTGCGAGCCAAACAGTGCATAACCCTCTGGCATCGCGGGAAGACTATCGGCTGTTTCAGCCTCGAGTCGTTCCAGCGGCACCTTAAAAACCCTATGCCAAGCACCTTCGACATCCTGTACCTTAAACACTCCTTCTTCAACCTCTCGAATGAAGTTTGTAGGAGTTGCGATATATGGCTGCAGCGGAGTCATAGTGCCTGTAATGTAGGTTTCGAGAAACCATGCGGGGTTAGGCCCCAGCTCGAGTTCTCGAATCTTCTCATTTAATTCCATTACAACCGTCAGGCGTAGCTCGGGCGACCTTCGGTTTCCAAGGCGTTGCATGATGTTGTTGATAAATTCAGCGTTTTGCATAAATGATATCCAAAACTACGAAGTACTTGATATCCTTTTCCACCAGGCTTGCCACCCCTCTAGCCTCGCGGCATCGTTGATACAAGCCTTCCTTACGTCATCAACAGCCTGTTCAACCTCTCCAGCGCCTGGAAGCTCTCCGCCGGTTTCAGGAGTTCCGCCGGGGGCTCCGGCATCGGTGGACAAGGCACAACCACTGGCACGGGCTTGGTAGTCGCGCAAGCGCCGAGCAAGGGTGCTATAGCGATTGTCGTAATCAGCAATTTTTTCTTGCAGTTCATTTCGCACAACCTCCGCCGCCTGCAGATCCGCAAGCTGCTTTCCTTTGTTTCGTAGCTCCGCCTCAAGAAGCTCCTTCTCCACTATAAGCTTTTCTTCATCCCACCGAACCTGCACCGAAGCTTCGCCGGCTTCATAGCCTTTATGGTGAAGGTAAAAGCCCCCTCCCACGAGGACTACGATTAGAATTCCCCCGCCCAACAACCTTGGACTCACCGCGGGCCAGATCATACACCCTCCTTTGCTACAGCATTGCGTTGCCGCGCAAACCAGTAAGTCACCACGGCCATCACCATGGAACCAAGGGCTCCTACCATCGTATCAATGACACGCAGGCGTTCCGGCGACACATCTGAGTGCGAAAACCACGCAATGTAGAGCGCCCCAAAGAACCCCAAGATCAAGAGTACTGAAAGCGTAAGCTGCGCCACAAGTGTAATATTGTCCGTACTCACGGATACAGCACCTTCGGCAGCTCAAAATGAGGGCCATCAATAAGTGGCTTTTCCTTCCGCTCCTTACACTGCGCTACGTAGCGCGTCACCATCGAGCTAAGGGGTTCCGTCGAGGTATCAATCCTCATCCAGCAGGCCCCCCAGCGAATTGGGACACCTTCGATCCTCGCCGCCTGTCGAAAAGCCTCGGCGATCTGAATGTAAAGCCCGAAGTCCCAGCGACCTTCGCGCCCAATGTAAGCCATCACATCGACAGCATGGCCCGTAAGATGTCTCGAATTCATCGTTTTTGAGGCACCGGACGCGACGTAGGCCCTTTGCTGTTCGAGAGTTCGTAGTCCCTGCGTAACCCCAAAATCCACAGGAGTTATTTGAATTGCTTTAGTAACAACCCGCACAAGATCAGGATGAACTCCTTCGAGCTTTCCTTTAGACCTTACACTTAGCTTGAAGCTCATTTTAGCCTTCACATCCTGCTAACATAGCAGCCTGACCAGTCAACTCCCTATAATCTTCCATCAACCTATCCAGCGTGTACCGTACACCCTCTATAAGCTTCGGGTCAGTCAGTGTGCAAAGCAGGGTCTTTTGAATTCTGATCTCCCGCAATAGTGCTAGCTTTGTCGTCAGCTTAGTTGCCGCGGTCAGCTTCTGCACCTTGATGTCAACTTCCTTCATAGTCTCTGCGGCTACAAAAGGAGGATTAAATCCAAAGCTTATTAAAAATCCGCACATCCACGCTATATGAAATGTCACGAGCAACCTCCATAGCAACGTAACCGTCGCCGCCAGCTGCTTGTCAGTAAATCCGTAGGTAAAAGCATCCCAAAATGTCTTTTTGTCCACTACCTTCCCCCAATAACCTCTAGATCCAAGTCGTAGCTCAGCATCTCCCAAGGATTTTGGTCTACAGACTCAAATCTTATGGCAAGATACCTACCACTTACTGTGAAATCTATAAAGGAATCAATCCCCACACGAAACTCGCGGGGACCTTCCCAGGCTATTGGATCATCGGGGGACTCCTGTCCTCCAGCAGACACGAAGATAACTGTTCCCGAAGTACCTCGAATAATAGGATATACGTTGGAGATTTGCTTGATAAGGTTGGGCGCGATCTTCCACTGACCATCACGGGATCTCCCAAAGATTGTGAGCCCCGTTCTCCCAAGGACAACTCTTATGGGAGTTCCTCCGAAGTTGATTCCCTTGTCCGCTTGATAAAACTCATTACCTACGAGCATCACGGGCCGAGCTTCGCTATAAACAGCTTCCGCAGAGCCCCACTCGCGGTCATCCGCATCCCAGGTGCCGGTCGCGGGCACGTAAGTAACAGCGGCAATTACCGCCTTACTTACGACTAACGCCCCAGTTCCTGTATATGCAGCCATGAGTCGTAAAAGGAGGGGAAGTTACCTCCCCCTCCAAATTCCTTACGTGTGATCCAGATGGAACGCACCGATGTAGCCCATCGTGCGCTCATGGTGGAACTCGAACCCGGCTTCCGTCAGCCACTGGTCCTTCACGTAGTCAGCGTCGTTCTCCTGGATGTCCTTCTCCAGTTTCGTATCCCGCCCCGTGAGCGGACGATAGATAATGCCCGAAGGATTCACCACGAACATCGAGGCGCTGTACACGGGATGCACATTCATCAGGGGATGGCTCTTCACATAGAGCGTACCCTGCGGAATGATCCAACGCTGAAGCTTCATCCCATAGAACTCCACCACCTTGTCAAAATTGACACGGGAGTTGTTGGCGTTCTTGGCGATTTTATTCAGCGTGTTCAACGCGCGATTGCCCGCAAAGACAATTCGCTCGTCTCCCGCGCCACCAGCATCATAGTCAAACAGCTGGTAGACCGCATCCAGGAAGGTGTCTTCCGTCGGATCAGCCGCAAACACCGTCCGGTGGCTCGTGATGAAGTTACGAAGCCCGCCAGTGAAGCGAATCGGCATGTTGTTATTAGCAGCATCTACGGTCTCGTGAGGCACGCCCCACAAGAGCGCCTGCTCAATTTTCTCCGAGTGCTGGAAGCTCTTCCTCCGCTGCTCGTTCTTCTTCGGGTCCCCAGTGCGGAACTTCGTTCCCAGCGCCGTCTTGCTAATCTGGTAAGGCGTCTTCCAGATCTGGCAGTAATTGCGGAACTTCTCCGGGTTAGTCGAGCTAGACGCAATCGACCGATTACCCTCACTCTGCGCGTTACCGATACGAGTAAGCGAGATACCATCATTAATAGCTCCGCCACTCGTACCCGACTGCTGCCGCAGCACAGTAAACGCCGTGTCGCTCTGCACAGACACTACCCTGATGATCTCATTGGAGTAAGCCGCGACCTCCGTCGCCGCCTCCACCTGCAGAACATCCCCCGGAATCAGCTGCAGAGCCCCCGCGACGACAACGAAGTTCGTCACTCCGTTATTTGCGATAGCTCCATTCAGCGTAAGCCGGCAAATCGAGTTGACTTCCTCCCACCAAGCGAACTCCGGGTCATCGACCTTTTCCGTCTTTGCCTTCGAGGTGAGGGCGAAAAGAGGTGCCGACCCGTTCGGGTTCATCCAGAGGATCATTTCACGGAAATTCTTCGGACGCTCATCCGCACCGAAGGACCCCGTACCACGCAAACCAGCAAAGAAAGCCATTGTAGTTACCTCAGATTAAAGATTAAAGCTCATTAAATGTCCCCCCGAAGATGAGCCTCGGCCAGCGCCTCGAAGATGTTTTCCTCCAATCCACCACCTGGCTGCTGCGGTGTAACATGACCAGCAGCTCCAATTCCCGCCGGACGCGGGGCAAGAGGGCTTACGGGCGCTGCTACCGCAGGAGTGGTCGCGGGTACGGCGGCGACAACTTCCTGTGGGTTTAACCCCAGGGAAATCATCGCCATCAGTCCCGCCTGCTCGATCACCTTATCCATCGGTGCCTTTGGATTCGCCGTTCTGTAAGCTCGAATCGCATTGGTCACAGTTTCAAGATGGGCACCCTCTTTCAGTTTCGGCCAGCGACTATAGAAGGCGTTGTCCGCCTCATCTACCGCTTTCCTCTGATTGAAGGCCATATCGAGCACTTGTGGAAGAGTCTGCAACACCGACGAGAACACAGCCGCCTGCACTTCGTAGTGCAAGTTAGCCGCGATCTTTGGGAGTATCTCTCCAGGATTAGTCCTGAAAGCTTCAACCTCATCATCTGACAGTTTGTAAAGCTCCGCTAACTTTGGAACAAAAGCTTCGCGGTGCTTTGCAAAGTCGAACGGCTCCGCAGGAGTCTCTGCGGTCGCCGTCGGAGGGATTGCAGTCGCCGTTGCCGGAGGTTGAGGTGGCGTTGGCTCTGCTGGTTGAGGGGGAGGTGGTGTGGCCGCCGTAGGCGCCGAGGCAGAAGCTGTCGCAGGCGAAGATGCTTCAGCTGGCGTAGCAGTCGGCGGTGAGACAGCGGTGGCCACCTCCCCCTCAGAACTTACAGAAGGCTCGTCACCAAAGTCCTCGTGGGTGGCGAGTTCTGCAAAATCAAAGTCTGCCGAAGCTCCTGAAGCTCCGGCTGACTCAGTAGATGTACTCGCGGGAGTCGAAGACCCTTCCGAGCCCCCAGGCGCCGCGTCCGTCGTTACAGCTTCAAACATTTTCGCCATTTTCTAACTCCTCAAGAATTTCTTCAATTTCGCCCTTAATTAACTCGAGCCTCGCGGGGACAAGATCTATAACAAGCGTAATTCCCGCGATCTCACCTTTGCAGAATTCCTGCTCTAAAACCTCATTAATGTTCTGTAGGGGGGATAGTGTCACCTTGTCGATTCTGTGTTTAAGTTGCTCTCGGAAAACCTGCATAAACCTTGCAAAGCCTCTATGCTCTAGCAAGGATTTAAAGTCAGATTGTTCCTCCTGAAGTTCCCGCAGCTCTCGGGCGCTGTGCCCCGTTGCCTGCGTTTCGCCTTCCTCCGCCATTCGAAGCTCCTTGTAGTGGAATCATGTTTGCCCCAGGAGCCGCCCCTGGGGGTTGAACCTGAATACGAAAGCGATCAATGTTGCGCTCACCCTGCAACTTCATCGCGTGAGCCACCATACCTCCGATATCCCACTGCATAGCAAATTCCGGGATGCGGGACATCTGGACTAAGAGCTCTTTCCAAAAGTTCGCCTGTGCAAGTCGATCAATCGGCATAGTGCCATCGACAGGGACAAAATCATAAAAGCCTGCAATCGCCGCTGCGTCCACGTTTACGAAGCGTTCTGCCCCTTCCAGCATATTTCCCGCGATCATGTACTTTCGCTCAAAGTCCATAAATTGCTGTGTGTTCGACAGCATCATCTGCGAAAGCGGATCGAGGGCGAGAGCCGAATTATACTCTATAGGAGTTTTCAACCTCGAAGTCGACCAGCCCGTGGAGCTTCTTACCTCCGTAGCAGACTTCCGTCCTCCCGGAGATTGCATACCCATAACGGTATCTACAACACTTGAAACCCTCTGCGTCATCTGCTCCAGGATTTGCATGTCCGACATATTCGAGCGAGTGACATCAATATGCTGAAGCTGATGCACCATCCCCCGCACGTCAGCGCCATAGGAGTTCGCCTTCAAGCGAATAATACGCTGTCCAGGCTTAGTCAAATCCTTCATCACGATTCTTGAGGGATCAACGACAAGCTGATTATTAAGCACACGCCGAACATTGTAGAAATGACTATTAACAAGCCACGTCATGATGTCAGTAAGCGGGCGTATAGTTTCCAGCATTCCGAACTTCGCGAACTCCTCACTCCCGAAGTTACCTTCCATCACGGAGAAGGGGAACTTGTTGTGATAAAGCCCCAGGGGCGCCGCGCGGATAATCATTTCCTCTTCCGCGAGCGTAAAGCACCAGACCTCCATCCGCTTCCCATCGCCAAGCCCCCAGACACTTGGAATGAGGCGGATGTAGGCTTCCGTGATTTTGAAAAACCCAGGTCCCGGAGCTCGTCCCCCCTCGCCCGGCTGAGTCGGGAGTTCCACCCGAGGGCTTCCTGAGTTGTCGTAGCCCTCTCTCTGCTGCGACAACTTCACAAGTTCCTTCAGATTGATATAGTATCCCGGCGAGGTATGCTCCGTCCCGATGATCTCATGATAGCCTTCGCTTGTGGTCCTTAAGCAGAATTCACCGTCCTGGAACCTCCAAATGGGAACCCGCGGATCAGGATAGAAATCGTAGGGCCGGATATTGAAAAGCTTATTCCCAACGTAGCCCTTAAGAACCTCCTCCTTTTTAACCCGCTTCGTGCCCCCAAGGGGGACCCCCAATAGGGTTACTGGCTCATCCACATAGTTACAGATAACGCGCTCTTCCTCATCCCAATAGGTTCCCACTACCCCTATGGAGTACTTCGCCATGTCATAAAGCCAGTTATACATAACCGGCAGATGATTGCCTACCTTAAGCTGATAATCCATCACGGCCTCGACGGCCTGCACAGCATTCTGCGGCTCCCCGTGGCGGGCACTGAATTGCCACACAGGAGCCCGCGAGAGGATTACACTACTGTAGTAGGTATGCGCTGTCATAATAGTGGCGTAGATATACGGAACCTCCAGGGTCACATAATCTACTTCCCCATCGTAGCGCTTTTTATCCTTCCGCTTTTTATCCACCTCTTTCTCGTGGATATAGGCTCTCATGGAATCATCAGCATCATCCCACTGCCGATGGAAGTTCTTCATCTTCTCATTACTAAACTTCTTCCGATCCAGAATCGCATTCTTGATTCTATCATGAAGCGGGCTACCATTTTTTATTTCTACAGACTTCATGGGCAGCTCTCTTCAAATACTAATTCTGGGATGTCTTTCTCATCTTCGTAGCTTCCTATTTCGGTGTACTCCCCATCAATCGAGCTTTGAGCCAGCCACGGAGTCGCGAGAGTAATTGCTTGAGCCACAGCATCGCCGAGGTCCCAATCCAAGCCTTCATTCCACTCACCAAAACCTTCCATGAACTCAGTGTGATTTTCATGAACGTGGAACCTCCCCTGCGAAGCGCAGGTAGCAAAAGCTTGAATAATGCGCTCAGACTTCGCACGCTTGTCTTGAATTTCGTCGATGTAGAAGAAGAACTTATCTTCCTCCATCTTCTTTCTAAAGTACCATGCGAGCATTCGCTGGAACGCGATGGTTTCCACTCCCACCTTACGTGGACGGTACTGCCGCCAGGCAGCTACGAGCCACGTCCACATTTCGTCAGGGTTCTTACCCTTCTGAGCGAAATAGGAAATAAGGTAAATATCAGCCGTTTGAGGATTAACTCCTATAACGGCGATTGCAGTGCGATGGATCTTTTTTCCTGGTTTATCCGACGCAGGATCGAGTCCAATGTAATACACAAGGTTCGTTGGCAGTGACTTCCACTTTCGCAGCCATTCGACATCCAGCGGCGCCGTCTCACGGGAGATAATCTTACACCCATACTCCCGGAGCCATACGTGCAGCTGATTACGGCGAACGTAGTCTTCCTTTTCCTGCAGAACTTCCGCGAGCGGGAATCTGTCCTCCCAGGCACTACGAAGAGCCCCATTGGAATCTTCAAGCAGTTTTGGGTATCGTACAGTTCGGAAGGCGGGATCGCGGTGCGCCTTATTGATGATGTCATCTTTACTCAGCCCCGTTTGCGCGAGGACAAGCTTTCG